GGATTTTTAGGGTCTGAAACAACATAGACATTTGCAACATAGTGAAGTCTACGCTTCTGCTTTCTCGCACTTTCTTTGTTTGCTTCAATACCTGTATTCCATAATGTAGTATTGTATTCAGACACAGGGTCTTTTTTATTAAGAGTCGTTAGAGACTTCTCAATATACCACCCACCAGGTCCTTGAAATCCGTGGTCCCAATATGAAACCCATGGCATTTCTTCGCCTTCTGGAGTTGGTAAAAAACGAACTACTGCATAACCGTTACCTGATTTATCAAGTTCTGGTTTCCACATAGTATCGTCATTGTAGGATTTTTTCTCACCTTGTGCGGGTGAAGCAGTTTCCATCGCTGCTCTTAGTTTATCTAAACTACTTGACATTGTATTCTCCTATTGTATTACAATTATATCGCATTTTATTAACAATTTTATTAAGACTCTAGACCTTGACCTAGAATCCACTCTTCACTTATTTCATAATAAGATAGTTCATTATACATGATTTCATCCTCTTTGTCTAGAGGGTTTTGCCAATATAATGAACCTTTTCCATAGTACCATTCGCATAGTGCTATGAACTGAGAACGCTGAACTTGTAGTACTGCATCCTCTGTTGTATATTTAGACGGATAGTTAACACTTCCTTCGTAAATATTAGATGGTTCTCCTTCGAGTTCCAACCCATCAAACCCAACTAAGTTGATGGTTTTAATCCCAAGTGCCATTGCATATCCTAATGCAGACATCCCAGTCATTAAATTTTTTAACATCGGTTCGTTGTATGTTGTAATTAAATGAGGATTCTTCAATCCTAAAAAATCTGTTCTACTATCATTTCCTTGAATAATAAAGTGTGTATCATCTTCCTTTAAACTTATAACAGGGCCGTTGAAATCACTTTGAAACAATTCAATCATTTCAATTGGTATTGGGTCAATGTCTGCGAATGCAACATGATTCCCTCGATAGTATCCCGATTCAACTATCTCCTTTTGTACAGGCATATCAACTGCAAACACTAGGTCACACTTATCTGTATCCCTGTAGATTGCATTACAACCCCACACTTCGTGAGAAGTATTGAATTCAAAATCTAATCTACTTGGGCCGTTTCCCAGTATTGTCACTTCTTCTAACATAAATCTATAAGGTCTTTCTTGTATTTTGGATAATCATATTCCAAAAACGTTTTGTATTTCTTTATTAGTCTATACACTTCGGGATACACTAACTGTTCTGATATCAATGCATTCCATTCATTGTCGCACATATTAATAATGTCGTCCATGATACAAAGTGTCTCTAATGAAAGTTTCTTTGCAAGGTATTGTTTGAGTAGGATAGGGTGTTGACCATTCTTACACTCCAATACTTTGTTGATATGTTTCTTTCTGAGTAAATCAGATACTTCGGTTTTAAACATATACGATAACTTCTGATTTCTGTTCTTCCATTCTTTATATCTTTTATCACACTCAGAATCTAACAAGTCTCCTGCCCAATAATCTTTGAACGAAAGATTTGCAACATAGAAATCCTGCAAGTCTTGTTTATATGTTTTGTATAACTTACCAAAATGGTATTTGTCTTTTCGTTTTAAGAACGAGTTTATATCAGACTTGACTTTACCGTTGTATTTGATAAAGTCATATGTGTCCGTGTGGAAGTGAAGTTTTATACCAAGGTATAAAGTGTATGCATCATATCCGTCACGACTCGTCATTTATTTTGCCAATACTAATCCACTGGTTGCAGTCAAGTGTGCTTCTGCTACCTTTTCATTTGTAGGTACAACAAACACTACCTGTTGAAAGATTGCACTAGTAGGATTCTCTACACCTGTTGCAGCTAATCCTTTTGCGAATCCCATACTTCCGTCTGCAGGATTCGATAAAATCATTCTTGGATTTTCTAACTCAACTGTTGCATCTTCCATAGAGACTAGTTTACCAACGTACTCTCCACTAATTGTCACTACTGTGACTATATCACCTTTTTTCATACTGTACTCCTATTCGAAAAAACTTGTTATACTTCCTCTTCCCACTTTACCACGATTAACCATATTGAGACCTTGTGCCTCTGCTTCTAGTTTCTCTCGTAGTGGGATACTTATAAATCGTTTTGCAGATTCGGGTTCTAGATTATTTTTTTCACACACTGAAATAATCGCATCCATAACATCTGTCTTTGTCTTAAGTAGAATTTGTTCCACTTGTTCTGTAAATTCTTTTTTACTAATCACATTTATACTCCGTGTAAATTTCGATATTGATTTCTTAGACTATAGAGTTTATCGACATATTCTCTAGGGTCTGCTTCAAACACTTGACAACCACCACCATCGACACCAACTACTGCAACGATTCTATCGACAACTTCACCTGTAAGTTCCTCGACCATAATTGCATATGCTGTCATTTGGTGAAACCATGGGTCTGCCATGTATTCCTCTTTGTACTTTGCACTTGTCTTAAAATCGATAATTGCAAGTTCGTCACCCCACACACCAACACAATCTACTTGTCCTGCCATCTGTAATGAATTACTATACATACCTGCTTCTAAAGCGATAGGAATGATATCATCCAGTACTGGTTGGACTGCTTCAAACATTGAAGATTCCATAATGTTGTCAAAGAACACTGGTTCTTCTGCACGAAGATATTGTTCAAATAATGAGTGCATTCTAGTACCACGTTTGGCTGCACTTGTGGAAATTTTGTTTGCGACTTCCTCACCGACTCTTTCTCTCCACAACTTAATGTGGTCTCTAGTGAGTAGTCCAGTGACTGTAGTCACACTTGGATACTTTTGTCCTTCGGGTGTTTGATAAAACCTCTTACCGTTCTCTTGGACACGAGTCATTGTTTCTTGTAGTTGTTCTAAATCATTAATCGCAATCACATTATCCATTCTACTTTCCTTTGGACTGTATGTCCATATGTTTTTTAACAATTCTTTTGGTTGCAGTTGTCTTAGAATCTGTACCATTATATCTTTGGTCAACATCTGAGCCTGGATATGCCTCACCAACCTTAGATAGAACCTCTTTAAATCCTGCATCCGTTTTAACACGGTCTCCAGTTCCACCAACAATCATAGGTGTTCCTATAATCTGTTTAAGGTGTGGGCATTCTTCTTTGAATGCATCTAGGTCTTTCCACGACATGAAGTGGTCTTCGGTTTCACCAGTAAGGGTGTTTTGAAATTCGTAGGTAGGCATTAGATACTCATAAATTGTGGGACTGGTCGTTCAGTCCATTTCGCAAAATCTTTTTTGTAGACTGCATAGTATTTATGGTACGCAGTAATAGTTGATTCTGATTTGACATCGTCAGGCATACACTGAGGTGGTTCTGAATAAACACCTAGTGTAATATTGTTCGGTAAATTGTTTAATAACTTTCTGAGTTTTTTGTCGGTCAAATGTATTTTACCATATCGATATGTGTACTCGTCACATAATGCAACAAACATATCGTATGCATATTGATACTGGATTGCATTCTCACGAACCCATTGTGTAGAAGGGTGATTGATATGAGACGCTTTGTATAAAGTATCTTCCATGTTTCCATCTAGTTTCCAACGTTGAATTCTGCGACCACTGGATGCATCTGTATATTGTTTTCCGTCCAGTATCCTATGTGCAGTCGATAACATTTGTGCATACTCTATTATCATTTTGACAACGTGTTTGTCACAATGTAATTCTGCAGATTGTACAGGGTCTTTATGAAGGTAAAATAAATTCAAGTTCTTGTTTCCAGTTTCGTTTGTTAGTTTCATAACATGGACTATTGAGTTGACAAATAATAATTCTACCACCATCCATGTCGAGTCTGATACTATCGGTGACAAACGTTCCACCGTTAACATCATGTACTACTGCTTCTATTATACCACTAGTGTCTTCTTTATGCAAGTGGTTAAATACTTTCACCAATTCTTCTTTTCTCATTTGTTTTCTCTGTATTGTTTGACACCTTCTAAATTAAAATCATTTGGTTGCCAAACAAGTATCTCTTCATCTTCTTGAAGATTCATTTTTAAATCCTCAAGTTCCCATTCTTCCATTCCAAACCATTCACCTCTAAGTTTTGTATCTTCAAGAGCAATCTTTAAATTGTCTTCATACTCTCTATAGAAAGGAATAGGGTCTGTAATATATTCCATTCTCAAATCTACTGGATTACCAACTTGTATTGCTTGCAATCTTCGTATTCCTGTTTGAGTAGTAAATCCTATCTTTACTCTATTATTAAAAGGAACTTCTACACATAAGTAGATAGATGCTTTTTCATTTTCTTGTAAATTCATTTGTAAAATATATGATTGTTAATAACTACAGTCTCATT